CCCTCTAAACTAATTCGTTTTGTTTGAGTTCCTATAAACCCTATTTTACATCTAAAAACAATACAATGGAAAACATAATAATCACAGGCGATAAGGTTAATGATACATCGGTTGTAATAGCCGAAAAACCAAAAGAAGTAACATTTGTTGAAGCTATGACAATCGCATACACAACGGGTATTTATATCGCACCTAAAGCGCACCCAAACCAACCAAAATATTAATCTTATGGCAGACATAGATTTGCACCAAAAATTACAACCTGAATTAAATATTCAGGCACGGGAAAACTGGTTAAAAAACATCAACCGACCACCCGAAAAAACAGCAAAACAAGCTGATTACAAAAACATACCCGACAAATCAGATTACGATACTATCCCAATTGGGATATTGGAAAACGAATTGGATGAAGTTTATTTGGGTTTATGGAAAACTTCAATACCTACTTATCAAGTTGTAGCAAATGAAATAATAGGTACTATGATTTTGGAAGTTTACGACCCATCGGCAAAAGTTTGGTTAAGTCGTATTGGTTCAGGTGCAGTTACTATCAGACAAAAAAAAGATAGTGATATAACCGATATAGGCGCAAAGATAAAAACAGCTTTACAAATGGATTTCCCTAAACTGTATTCCACGTGTTTAAAAAATGCATGTAAAACATTAGGTAAAAGATTTGGTAGGGATTTAAACAGAAAGTTTGAAGATGTGTATGAGGAAATTTACACTAATGAAATTGAATTAGGAAGTATTAAAGATGAGTTAGACAGGTCTTTTATCAATTGTAATACTCATGCTGATTTAGGTTCACTTTGGAGGAATTACCCGCAAATACACGAAAATAGTAAAGCCAAGAAACTTTTTGAGGATTATAAATATGAATTGGAGTTGAAAATATTATTTGAATCCAAGAAAGAAAAAATGATGCCCCAAACAATTGAATCCGCTAACCGTATAATTAAAAACAGAGAAAAAAATTCATTCACTAAATTACATCAAATACTAACCAGCTTATGATCCAAGATAGCATAAATAACAGCGGGTACAGAATAGGTAACTTTACAAGTTCTGAAATTTGGAAGTTAACCACCCTAAATAAAAAAGGTGATGATTTCGGCAAACCTGCATTAACATACATTGAGGAAACAAACCTTAAAAGGTTATTAGGTAGGTCTTTAAATGCAGATATGAACAGTAAGCCTACATCATGGGGGAATCTTTTAGAACCCCGTGTATTTGACCTATTAGGACTTGAATATACTTACAGTTCACAGGTTACAGACGTTCACCCTACTATACCATTTTGGGCGGGAAGCAAAGATGGCACTAAAGAAGTCGAAAACAGGGCAGTTATTGATATTAAGTGTAGTTATACCTTGAAATCATTTTGCAGCCTTGTAATGCCATTGTATAAGGGTAAAACACGTATTGAGGCAATGCAAGACATTCGGGAAAATACCGATAGTGGGGAAGCCTACTATTGGCAGTTAGTTAGTAACGCCATTATAAACAATTGCAACCATGCAGAATTGATAATTTACATGCCTTACCAATCCGAATTATTGGAGATTACCAACATGGCAAAAGGTAACCCATCGGTTAAATGGATGGACTATATCGGGGAAGATGAAATCCCGTATTTATTGGATGGCGGGTATTTTAAAAACCTGAATAAAATATCTTTTGAAGTTCCACAATCCGACAAAGATTTTTTAACCTCACAGGTAGAAAAGGCGGGTAAAATGTTAGTAGAACGATTTAATTTAACCACTAAATAAACAGCAATGATAAACATCAGTATTGACTTGAATAAGATTGACAAGTCCAAAATTAAAAAACATACCAACGGGGCGGACTATTACAGTTTAACCGTTGATACATTGAAGGAAACAGATAAATTCGGTAATACTCAGAGAAGGTTAGGCGCAATATGCCATTCAGAAAGCCATTAGGAGAGTTGATGCCTTACAAATGCGACCTGTATATAATGAAACAAGATTTTTAACCTTTAAAACGATTTTATGAGCAATATGTCATACTGTATGTTTGAAAACACATTAGCCGATTTACAAGAGGCGCACGATAAGTTAACCGATATAGATTCCCTTTCGGAGTTATCGGAATCAGAACAAAAGGCAGCGAGAAAACTTATTAAGCTATGCAACAATATCGCAGAGAAATTCGATGAGTTCATTTAAAATATTTTTTCTAAAAACTTTGCAGAGTGAATAAATTAGTTTACATTTGTGTTATAAAAGCAAAACGATATGAAAAACAATAACGAAATAAACGACCTGCAAGAGTTTGAAAATGGGATGGAAATCAGAGAAAAAATAACTGACTTCGTTGACTATCTTGATAACCTCGATAATATCGAAAACATTAAATACGCAATTGCATTATTGCAGGAAAGGTTATGAAACAAATTTACCACCATTATTCAAAATGGGAGTGCTATAAAAATGGCATGTGGAGAAAAGAAAGCAAGCAATACGAGCAAGACAATATAAACAATATCATACTTTTTACTGGAAATCACATTGAATACGGCAAAGCCATGAATGAAGTTATTGATAATTGGACTTTCACAATGGAACATAATTTAACCAATAGTTCTATTAATAAAAAGGCTTTTATTGGTCATTGTGCCGCATGTTTTGCTTATGGCTATCCTGAATATTTGGTACGCTATGCATGGTGGCAACTAACGGAACAGCAAAGAGTATTGGCAGATATTGAAGCGGTAAAAGCATACAATAAATGGGAGCAAAAGAAAAGATTAGAAAATATATTGCAACATGGGAAAGACGGTGTTATCCTGATGGACTTCCCGATGAAGTACCTTTAGAAATTGACGATTTAGTACCAAGCTATAGAAGGATTTGTATTGCCATAATGAAAAATGAAAACAATTTAGAATCATTGGGCTTTCAGCGTGAAATGTGTGCAATTTATAGCGTAATAAAAAGAGAGGAGATAAAAAACAGACCATCTACTAAAAAAGATATTCAACTTAAATTATTTGACTCATGAAAAATGTTTACGACCTTACTATTGAAAGAATGCAATTAATATTCAATGATTTTGATAATGTTTTAGTTGCTTTTTCGGCTGGTAAGGATAGCGGGGTAATGCTCAATATAGCATATAAATACGCTAAAGAAAACAATCTTTTACACAAACTTTCATTTTATTATGAGGATTATGAAGCTGGTTACAGATTTACAGATGAATATGCAGATAGGATATTTGCAGACATGAAAGTAAATAAAAAGTTTTGGTTATGCTTACCAATTTCAGCAGCTTGTTCTGTTTCAATGTATGAGCCAAGATGGATACCGTGGGACAATGAAAAAAAAGATATTTGGGTTAGACCTATGCCAAATTACAACTATGTAGTTAATGAATTTAATTGCCCTTATCCATTTGTAAAAGGTACTAAAGGATTTGATGCAAGGATACAATTTTCTGAATGGTTTGGTAGTCAGTATGGGAAAACAGCAGTATTGATAGGCATAAGAGCGCAAGAATCACTTACAAGGCGTGCAATATTTACTTCTCAGCATAGAAAGTTTATGCACAAAGATTTGTCATATTCCAAAACCATAAACGATAATGTTTGCAATTTCTATCCTTTATACGATTGGATAACTGAGGATATTTGGGTAGCAAATGCCAAGTTCGGGTTTGATTATAACAAAATATATGACTTATATTATCAAGCTGGATTGACAATAGATATGATGCGTGTTGCATCACCATTCCATCAAAGCGGGCAAAATGATTTAAAGCTATACAAGACGATAGACCCAAATAATTGGGGTAAAATGGTAGGCAGAGTTAATGGGTGTAATTTTGGTGGGCTGTACGGTGGCACTACTGCAATGGGATGGAAAAGGATAACTAAACCGCCACATTTTACATGGAAACAATATGCTGAATTTCTATTAACTACTTTGCCTGATGCAACTAAAAAAAAATTCTTATTCCATCTAAATAGGTTACAAAAAACATGGGAAGAAAAGGGGTATGGTAGGAATCCAAGAGTAATAAAACAAATGCAAGATGAGGGCATAGTTTTAGAAAACACAAAAGAGATTTCAAAGTTATGCACTAAGCCTGATGTATATGAAATTGTAAAAATAAAATCAGGTTTCCCTGACGATACTAATATACCTGATTTCAGACATTGCCCATCATGGAAAGCCGTTTGCATTACTATTATGAAAAACGATTGGGTATTGCAATATATGGGATGTAGCAGAACGGTTGATAAAAACATATTGAGGCAAAAAGGGATGGAGCGATTTGCAAAATTAAAAGACCTAAAAAAACAGATAAAATAATGAAAAAGCCAAGCATGAGTGAACTATTGCAACTATTGGACAAACCAGCACTTTTGAAGTGGGCTAATAAGCAGGGATTAGCGGGTATAAACATAGGTGTAAGAAAAAGAAAAGACACGTCAGAAGGCACTTCTATACACTCAAAAATAGAAAGGTTCATAAAGCATGGCGAACAGTTTGAAGAACAGGAAAACTTTATAAAATTTATATCTGATAAAGAGATATTAGGGATAGAGCAAGATATTGAAACTGAATACTTTAAAGGTAGGTATGACCTTAAAATAAAGTGGAATGAAAAAATCTATATGGTTGATTATAAGAAATCTGCAAAACGGGTTTATCTTGAAAATAAATTGCAATTAGTTGGTTATGGTTTAGCTGAAAATTGTAATGATTATATGATAGTATCAATACCAGATTTTACCGTATTCCCTGTAGAAATAGCAAACAAAGAACCTTACATTGAAATACTAAAATCATTATCTAATATTTACACACAAAAACAAATCATTGAAAGTTATGGAACTATTTGAGCAAAAACAAAACTTTATAAGTCCTGTATATAATGTACAGCGAGTGCCTTATGAAAAGATAAGAGCAAACAGTTATAATCCTAATGCAGTTGCTCCTCCCGAAATGAAACTATTGGAGTTGTCAATTTGGGAAGATGGTTATACTATGCCATGCGTTTGTTATTATCTTGCTGACGAAGATGTTTATGAGATAGTGGATGGTTACCACCGTTATACTACTTTGAAAACAAGTAGCAGGATATTTGAACGGGAACAAGGTCATTTGCCTGTAGTTGTAATTAATAAGGCTATTACCGAACGTATGGCATCTACTATACGCCATAATAGGGCAAGAGGTAGCCATTCTATTGAATTAATGAGCAATATAGTTGCCGATTTAGTTGGTAGCGGCATGTCTGATGCATGGATATTAAAGCACATTGGAATGGATAAAGACGAATTGCTAAGGTTGAAACAAATAACAGGATTAGCCGCTTTATTTAAAGATACCGATTTTAGTAGTGGTTGGAACGATAAAAACAATTCTATTACCGAACTTGTAAATGACGAAGAAATATGAAATCCACCATCATAACGCTTTTAGTCGCAGCACTGATATTTTACTCAGGCTGGACGGCTCACAGTTTCAAATGCAAGGTAAACACGATAATAGTGCAAGACAGTACACGAATTGAGTATCTTGAAGATCAGATTGCATTGCTGCAAAATAAATTTTATAACAAGTAATGAAAGAACCCAAAAAATACATAACAGTCGGTACGGTTACGGGCTACAATCCTAAATGGATAGAGTGGGAGAAATCGCAGAAAACACCCATTGAAAAACTAGAAATCTACTTAGCGCAAAACCCGATTGAGCCGCCAAGTAATGATACTTTATTTTGAAAATAATTTTGTAGATTGGAGGGGAATTTGTATCTTTACAGCTGAAAATAGTTGCTGCCACAGCTATCAGAAATCATTTATTGCCCTTGCGGGATTGACGGTTGGCAGACCTGATATTCCTCAAGGGCTTCTTATTTTATGGACACATTTTTTAGCCATGAATGTCGCAAATGCGGGGGAATTGATGAGGCAAAGTTTGAGTTATCAGGGCCACACTTGAAACAAGTTTGTTTGCATTGTGGGGCTTATGTTAAGTTTTTAAATAAGTCATTCTTACCTGCACTAGACAAAATAAAAAGTAAGATTTGGCAAATATCAGCCGAAGATAAAAACCTAATTCAAGAGGCAAAAGATTCAATTGGCTTTTTAGAATTACCGCTTGACCCCGAATGTTATACTCCAGAATGGCCTAGAGA